AAAAAATTTCTTAGAGACAAGAGAAAAATTATTTGAGTGGACAGTATTAATTCATAATCAAGTAAATAAGTTATTAAATAGATCAGAATGGAGTGTAAAGAAAGCTTATAGTTTTTATACAAGTCCTTTTTTTAATTTAAGAAATTCAACAAAATGTTTTAATAATACATATATATTAATAATAATAATATTATTGTGTATAATAGGATATATGATATATAAAAATAAATAACTAATTAGAATATTTGAGACCACCCATACCAGCATGAATAGCGAGAATATTATAATTAACGGCAAATACAATAAGTTCAGTAGGATCAGGAGTAATATTTTTAAATTCTAAAATAGGGTTTTTCATTCTAGAAAAATTACATGTACCAGAAGGTTGAAAAGCTTCAGGTTTTATTGAGAATGAATAATTATATATATGTTTACTAGAAACTTTACTATGATAATTATTAGGTTGTATACATCTAAAATATGAAGCTTTTTGTTCTTGAAATCTATCCATACCATTAAAAATTAATTTACAGGTAGAGAAAGGTTCATTACTAGGATAACTACCTACAAATTCAACTCTAGAAGAATCATAGTTTTCAGTAGAATAATTAAAATAATCATTTCCATTAGATAAAGAATTAATACTATTATTTTTACTTTTAACAATATTATTAACAGCATTAATATTGTTTGTAGATTCATTCGAAACATTATTATTTCTGCATATCCAAATAAGTTCTTTAATAGGATGATTAAATTTAATAGGATTAATATTTAATAAAGAGGATTTTCTAAATTGTACTTGTTCAATAAGAAATTCATGTGAATTTTGTGCAAATTGTTTTCTTTCATTAACATCTAAAAATATATAATCAACAAATAATTTAACTTCTGGATTACTGGTTAATGTACCAATTTTACCATTTGTATTTACTAGATGTTTTAAATCTCTAAAAGTAAATTGTAATTTAACATCATGATATTGAAGAGCAATTAAAGGTAATGAGGAGCTAATATGCCTATTGAACCAAAATTGAAGAGGCATATAACATTGTAAAGGAACACATCCAGGATTAACACCATAAGTGTTATTTTTTAAATAATTATTTTTCGCTAAATGTTTATTTACAAATAAATGTTCTTTATTATTTACATCAGTTAATTCATTCCAAACATCAAACCATTCAGAAATATGTTTATCAATAAGTAGATCTCCAATAAATAAAGAGGCTTCTTTAACATAAGCATAAGCAGTAGCATTAGTCCAATTCATGTATCTAGGATTAATATCATTATTAATATCACCAGCATTAGATGTGTGAGCAGGAAATTCAGGAAATTTAATATCAAGAAAACATTTATGAATAAGATCACCATTTTTTTTTATAGTAGAACTTACTTTGCATTGAGTATTAGTAATATCACCATCAAAAAATTGTTGAATAGATTCAATAGCGAAATTAGTATGTTTTTTGTAAACAGATTTGAAGAATGAAATTTGTGGATTACCAATAGTTTCAAGATCCTGGCCACCATAAGAAGATAATTGAAGAGTACCTCCACCCATATTTAATTAATTTAATATTAAATAATATAATTATAATATTATTTTAAATAATATAAGTAGTTTTTATTTAAAATTATTTTAAAAATATATTTTAAATATATATTATTATAAAAAATGGCTGAAGATGGCTGTATTAACAATGCTGTTTTTCAAGATCTAGATATATTAGGAACTTTTTCTTTACCTGAAATAAATATAAGTAATACTGCTACATTTGGTAATAGTATTCAAAATGATTTAATAATTAATAGTACAATTAAAATGCCTTTATCAAATGATGTAGAACACACAGAAGGATTTCAATTAGTAAGACAAACAGATAGATCATTAAAGTTTGAACCAAAAGCGAATGATGTATTTAAAACAATAAGGATAGATAATCAAGAATTAATAAATGCAAGTGGATTAGAAGATACATTAAAATTAGTTGCAGGTAAAAATATGACAATTGAGACTGATACTAGTACAAATCCAAATACTATAAGTTTTTCATCATCAAATGGTTCAAATGTTCAAAATATATATAAAACAATTAGAGTAAAAAATAATGATTTAATACCTAATACATCAACAGATATTTTAGAATTTATTGAAGGGAATGATATAATTTTAAATGTAAATGAAAATAATGAAGATACAAACATATATGAATCAATAATAAAATACAATGATAATCTAACAGATACTTCAGGTGGAACTTTAACATTATATAATATAGATGATAATTTAAACGAGGTATTTACAGTATTATCAAGTACAGAGACAGAATTAGAATATCAATGTAAAATAATATATACAGATGATATACAAAATGCTACTTCTGGTACAATAATATTACATACAGGAAGTACACAAGTTATTTTTACTTTAGTATCTTCTACTCCATCTGATAATGAATTTATAATTGGAACAGATGTAGATCAAACTGGTACAAATATTCAAAGATCAATTAATAATAATAATAATTTTTCATGTACAATAGATACTTCAACAAATACATTAACTATAACAAATAATACTAATTTTGTATATACAAATACAAATAGTCATACATTTACAACAGGGATTTCAAGTATAGAAAATTTTGTTACAAAAGAATGTTTCAGAACAAATAATTTAGAAGATACAGCAGAAAATATAAGAGTGATGATAAATAATCATCCAGAATTTACAGCAAATTTAAATACAAATAGTAGAGAAATAAAAGTATCACAAACAATTTCTCAAAATAATACAATTATAACAGATAATGCAGAAAATTTATTAGGTGTAATAAGTATTACAAATTTTACACAAGTTATAAGAGAATTATCATCTATTAGAATATCATTAAATCAAAATATTGAAAGTGATTTAATTATTGGTAATTATAATAATAATTTATTAACAGTTAATAGTGAGTCATTTTTTAATAATTCAGTAACTTTTAATAATGCAACATTTTATAATAATGAAGCAACATTTAATAATTTAATAAATTTAAATAATATACAGATTAATAATAATGAAATTATAACTAATAAAATAGATCAAGATTTAATAATAAATCCAAATGGAACAGGAAGAGTATATATTTCATCGGATTTAAGTATAAATTCAAATAATATAGATAATGTAAATAATTTAGCATGTAGTACAATTACATTTGGAAGTACAGAAATAGATGAGAATGAGATATCAATTTTAAATAATCATACTATAACATCAGCTGAATTAAATATATTAGATGGAGATACTACAGCAGATACAGGATTAACACTAGAAAATGATGATAAATTAATAATAACAGATATAACAGATGGAACAGATACAAATATAGTAAAACAAATAGAATTTACAAAAGTAAAAGATTATATTGAAAGTAATGCAACACAAATATCAGGATTAGTTACAGTAGGAACATTGAATGATTTATCAGTAACAGGTGATATTACAGTAAATACATCAAGTTTAAAAGTTGATACAACTAATAATAGATTAGGAATTGGAACTAGTACACCAAGTGAAAAATTACATTTATATCAAACAGCTTCAGAAGGTCCTAATATTAAGATAGATAATATAAAAAATATGGAAAGAATTGCTTTTACTTCGTTTAGTGGTGTTTTACCATCAGATGATCCAGAAACAAGTTCATATTTAAATTTTAGTTCATGGCCAGATGTTAGTTATCCTAGACAATTTCTTTACATTAATAGAGATGTTGATAAACAATATACTAGTACTGGTCCAGTTTTACAAAATGATTTAGCAATAGAATTTGGATATTCAAACTATTTTTATCGGTCTGGAGAAACAAACCCTTCTTCTGCTTATTATCCAGCAGGCTCAGCTATAAGATTTCATACAGCAACTAATAATTCTACTTTAACTGAAAAAATGTGTATAGACTATCAAGGAAATGTAGGAATTGGAACAACAAATCCAATTTCTAGAGTAGATATGCAATATGGAGGTGATGGAAATGTTCAAAATAATATAACAGATGTTTCAAGATATAATCTTAATCTTGGTATTAGTGATGAAGAAGCAGATGGTACAAATTCTGCAGGAATATGTATTACAGATTTTAGAAATCCTACACAAGTATTAAGTTCAATAATAGGTTATGATGATGGAGCATCAAATAGAACAGCATTAAATTTTAATGTGTATAATGGTTCATCATTAATAGAAGGAATGAGAATAGATTCAAGTGGTAATGTAGGTATAGGGACAACAAGTCCAAGTGCCAAATTACATATTAGAAGTAATACAACAGGTCAGAATAGTTTATTAATATTAGAAAACAATACTACAACTTGGGGTGGAAATGATGATGGAGCATCAATTGAATTTAGAACATATGATACTGGTAATGAAACAATAAGATCACAAGCAAAAATTTTAATAGCAGATCCAACTACTAATAGTAGTGAAGATGCTGATTTAGTATTTCAAACAAGAGGAACTGGATCAGTAACAGAGAAAATGAGAATATCAAATTTAGGCAATGTAGGAATAGGAACAAATAATCCTACTTCAAAATTACATGTGAATGGAGAAGTTAAAGTTGAAGGAAATGTAGGTATTGGAATAGATCCAGATTCTCCAGGAAGTTATAAATTAAATGTTAATGGAACTGCAAATATATCAGGAGATGTTGATATAGGTGGATCAACTAATATTACAGGATCATTAACATCTAATAGTACAACTGTAAATGATTTAACAATTAATGGTCTTAGTAATGATTCAGGAGTATTAGTTAATTATAATTCGAGTATAATTTCTAAAATATCAGTAGGAGAAAATGATGATCGGGTAGCATTAGTATATAAAGATGATGCATTTGATTGGGTAGGTTTTGGTACAATTGCATCAGGAGGTGTAAATGTAAATGATTTAGGAATTTTAAATACTCCTTTAGATGGTGATTTCTTAATTGGTTTAGATAGAAATAATACATTTATTAATAATAGTGTTTCTAAATTTTATCAAGAGATTGATATAATAGATTCTATTTTAAGAATATCTACTACAACACAAGGAAATGGTGATTTAATATTATCATCAGAACCGTATGATTCAAATGATAATAATCCATATTTAAAAGTAACAGATAATTTAGATTTTAATATATTAACAGACAGATTAAATTTAAGAGATAAAGTAAATAATGTAGTAACTAATAAACTAGTTGAAAGTTTTGTTAATTTATTAATTGAAGATCATGAATCTAGATTACAATTAATATCAACTGATAGTGGTGCTGCCGGAAGTTTAATCGCATTATCAAATGCACCATCATCAGGAAATCAAAAAAATTGGGTATTTCATCACTTTGGACCAACCCAAAGTAATAAATTAGGTATATATTATAAAGAAAATAATACTCCAGTTGATAGTAGTACAGATACTTTATATACTAATTCAAATATAGGTTTAACATTAGACACATCAGGAAAAATAGGTATAGGTATAAATAGTCCAGATAAAAATTTACATATTTATAATAGTACAGAAAGTATTATTAAATTACATAAAAATGTTTCTTCTAGCGGAAGTTGCAGTTTAGAATTTCATGATTCTACTAGTATAGTAGGTTATCTAGGAAATAATACAGGAAGAGATTTAACATTATCAAATTTAACTGCATCAAATTTAGTATTTCAAACAAATTCAAGTGATAGAATGACAATAAATTCATCAGGAAATGTAGGAATAGGGACAACAATTCCAAGTAGTAAATTACATGTAAATGGAAATGGTGAAGTATTAAGATTACAAGGTAGTAATAATTCTTATATATCATTTTATCCACAAGGAAACACAACTAGACATGCATATATTGGTGTAGAAAGTAATTTAAATGTTAATGATTTTACAATTTCAAATGAAGCATCAGGTGATATCATATTTCGTACTACTAATACAAATAATGAAAGAATGAGAATATTAAATTCAGGAAATGTCGGAATAGGGACACTAATTCCGAATGAAAAATTACATGTAAATGGAAATATAAAGTTAACTGGAGAATTATATTTTGATGGAGAAAGAGATTTTTCAATTTATACTGCAGGAAGTGGTTCGAATGCATACCTTACGATTAAAACAAATACTGATGCTAAAAATATATATTTTAGAAGTCAAGATGATTCAGCTAAATATACTTTTGGTTTAAATAATTCTAGTGGTACTTCTTCACTTGGTATTAATGATGGTAATTTGTATGTTTCAGGAAATGTAGGTATTGGATTATCTCCAACAACAAATAAATTAGATGTAAATGGTCAAGCTAAAATAAGAAGTCATATGGAGGTAGATGGTAATATTGATTTAAATTCATCTAGTAGTAATAATCGTCAATTTATTGGTTATGGTACAATACCAATTGGTGGAATTATTATGTGGAATGGATCAACCGCACCAGATGGTTGGGCATTATGTGATGGTTATAATGGTACACCAAATTTAAGTGGTAGATTTGTAATGGGTAAAGGTACAATTAGTCAGTCTTCGACTTCAGGAGGAACTGTTTCTTATAATGTGCAGCAAACTGGTGGCGTACAAAAACATAAATTAAATCTTGGAGAAATGCCAAGTCATAATCACGGTATTAAAATTAATAGCTCGTCGTCAAATGAGGGTGGGAATGGAAGAAACAGTATTATGACGGATGACCAGAATTCCTATTGGGGGAATATGAATTTGATTCAAACGAACGCAGCAGGTTCAAGTGAAACTCATGAAAACAGACCTCCGTATTATGTATTAGCTTATATTATGAGAATACGATAAAAATTTAAAGATAATATAAATAGTATTAATTATAACGAATATTAATAAAAATATAATTATAATTATAATGAATATTGAAAAAAAAATAATTATAGAAAATTATAATAATAATCAGGAATTAATTAAATATGTATCTAAAATATTAAAAATACATATAGAAAGATTAAAAATTATAGAAAAATATAATAATAATAAAATAGACTATATAGTGCCTAAGTTATACTGTGATGAAGTGTGTACACAAGACCATTATAAAAAATCTATTCTAAATAATCAATTTATATTAATTATAAGTAATAAAATAATATATATAAATAATAATAAAGAATTTCAAAATTATCAAAATACTAATATTTTAAAAAGATATATTATATTTGAAGATTGTTGCAAATCTTTTATTGTATGTGAAAAAACTTTTATGAAGATAGAAAAATATAAAAAAATGGATTCAATTATTTTAATTAGAAATAAAGACATATTAAATACACAAATATGTGATAAAGTAAAATTAATTATAGATGATTTTATAAATAAAAATAATGTTAAAAATAGTTTATGGGAAAAAGGAAATAATGTAAATTGTATTGATATTCCTATTGATAAATATAAATATGAAAATAATACTTTAAAAGAATTAGATAATGATATATTTACAATAATAAATAAATTAGTACAATTACTATATGAAAAATATTTTATAATATGTAATGGTGATTCTGGTTATAATTTAAGAAAAATTTTTGGATTAACTAGATTACATGTTGATAATATTTTAGACGATACAGATATTTTACAAAAAAGAAAAATTAGAAATATGAGTGTTATTATCTCTCTAAATGATGATTATGAAGAAGGTGAATTTTATTTTCCAAAACAAGATTATAGAATAAAATTAAAAAAAGGAGAAATTATATGTTTTCCACCTTATTATACTCATCCACATATGGTATATGCTCCTACTAATAATACATATAGATATACTATTAATACATGGTTATATCAATAATAATATTAATAATAATATTAATAAA